CTAATGCACCATTGTCAGATTTTGTTTCAAAAACAATTCATTAACAATACAGGATTTACACCCTTAGTGTAAGTGCGAGTCGGGCGTAACCCGAAAGCGTTCACAGAGGACGAAAACATGGAAAACGAAGAAGCGTTAAATGTAGAGATGGATAAAATGCGCGAAGAAGACGCGCAATTTAATCCAAATGAAGTTGCAGAAGAAGCAGTAGAGACTCCTGAAGTCGAAGCTACAGAAGAAGCACAAGAAACTTCAGAAGAAGTTAAAGAAGAAGTAAAGGAAGAAGTTAAAGAGGACGAAAAAGAAAAGCATTGGGCTATTAATGCGATGCACGAAGAACGTGAGCGTAGGAAAGAAGTACAAGCCCAGATGAATAAGATGGAAGATAGATTCCAAAAGATACAGGAATCTATGATACCAAAAGAGCCTGAAGAACCTAAACCTGACTTTGAAGATAACCCTGCCGAGTATCTTAAAACTGAACTCGATGAAATAAAGGGATTTAAAGCACAAGCGGAACAACAGGCACAAATAACTCAAGCACAACAACAGTTCTATGGTGATTTTTCAAAAGTAGAACAAGAATTTTCAGAAAAGACTCCTGATTATTTTGATGCGGTTAAGCATCTTTATGATTCAAGAATGTCTGAGTATAAAACGATGGGATATGATGATAATCAATCCTATCAATTAGCCCAACGCGATGCTTGGAATATTGCACAAGATGCAATTAATCGTGGTAAGAATGGGGCTGAAGTATTTTATAATCTCGCTAAAACAAGAGGTTATGAGAAAGGAAAAGAAACTACCGAAAAGTCAGAAATAGAGACTTTAAAGGAAGTTAAAGAAGTAGCTAAAAATACGGGTCTGGGTACATCGGGAGATACACCAAAAGGACAAGTAAGCCTATCTGACCTCGCTGGTATGAATGATGCTGAGTTTGATAAACTCACATCAGGAGATAATTGGCGTAATATGATGGGTGGCTAATCGCACACAGCGTATCTGTGTTCCGTTTCTTCTCAAGACGTAAGTTGAGAAATCGTTGTACACCACGATAGTGTGTATTCGCATGAAGCGATAAACAACTAACTTTAATTAACAAAAGGAAATGTGTAAATGGCTAATACAAGTTATGGGGTTAACAGCCCTGCTGCGGTTAAGCTATGGTCACGCAAACTTTTTCACGAAGCATTAAAAGCTACTTGGATGTATAAGTTTATTGGTAAGGATTCCAATAACGTCATTCAAATGCACGATGACACCTCAAAAGGTGCTGGTGATCGCGTAAGAGTTATTCTCCGTATGTTGCTATCTGGTAATGGTATACAAGGTGACGGAACATTAGAGGGAAATGAAGAAGCGTTGACTACATTTACTGATGACTTATTGGTTGATCAACTGCGACACGCAGTTCGTTCAGGCGGTAAGATGTCAGAACAGCGCATCCCATTCTCAGTTCGTGAAGAAGCACGTTTAGGTCTTCAGGATTGGTGGGCTGACCGCATGGACACATGGGCTTTCAATCAGTTGGCAGGTAATACTGTTCAATCTGACACAAGGTTCACAGGCAACAATTCGGTAACCGAAGCAGATTCAGATCATAAACAAGTCGTTGGGGTTAACACCACAACTGACCAAACGATCTCTGCAACAGGTTCATCATGCGTTGCAACCATTAACATGATTGATTCGGCAGTAGAGTCAGCTAAAACGCTTGAACCTATGATTCGACCAATCAAGTTGAAAGGCGAAGACAAGTACGTTATGTTCTTCCATCCTTTCCAAGTATTTAACTTACGAACCACATCTGATACAGGTCAATGGCTTGACATTCAAAAAGCTGCTGTACAAGGACATGGTAAGTATGATTCTCCTATCTATACTGGTGCGATGGGCGAATACAATGGCGTAGTTATTCACGAATCAAGTCGAGTACCAAAAGGTCATACCTCTGGAACTGAAAACGCAAGTGTACGAAGAGCAATCTTCTGTGGCGCACAAGCTGGACACATAGCGTTTGGTCAGGGTCATGCACCAAGTAAGTATTCTTGGGTTGAAGAACTGTTTGACTATAACAATCAACTTGGCGTTTCGGCTGGGTGTATAAGCGGACTGAAGAAAGCTATTTTTAATGGCAAAGACTTCGGAACTATCGCTTCATCATCTTTTGCCGTTGCACACTAATAGGGGGGACTAAGTATGCCTACACAAACTGGTACTGCTGTCGCTTCTGGTGTGATGCCAAAGGCGGTTCACGCTGGTGTAAATAGTGTAAGTTTCTCTTTCGACCAATCAGGAACTTCTACTGAAGCATCAGCTACAACATTTTTAATGGGTAAAATACCATCAGGTTCTAGTATTCTTGATATTATTCACAAGACTACATATCCTGGCTCTGGTGCTTGTCCTGCTGACGTTGGTATTACCAACGCAACAGGTTCGCTATCAGCTTTAGCTTCTCAACTTACTTGTACTACAGTAGGAAGAGCAGCAAAGGGTGTTCCTTATGATGTTGATGCTTCTCAAACAGTAACTGCTGGTTATGAAACTTTAAAAGTTACCATAACTCCAGCTACTGCTACGACATCTATTGCATTAAACACAACTGTTTTATATACAATGGACAAGTATGAGGGCTAAATAGCTTTTTGCTATATGGAAAGGGGGCGTTATCGTCCCCTTTTTTTTTAATGCTTATACAGCGATAAATCCTAAGGGTACGTTATGACATTACAAGAATTATTTGATGAATCAGTTTCTCTTATTGAAGAGGACTTAGAAAAAGCAATAGGTGGTTTTCACTATCTATTAAACAATGACCCCAATAGTAGTGCTTTAGTTTTTTATATTGGCACTTGCGAAATGAAAAGGGGTAATTTTGGTGCTGCTGTAAATCTTTTAAAACTTTCCACAACGATGAAAGGAAAGCCTTTTCCAGAAGCGTGGAATAATCTTGGTTGGTGTTACCACGAACAAGGTTTAGTTGATAAAGCTGATAAATGTTTTCAAAAATCATTGGAATTAAAACCAGACTCAGCAGATATACATAACAATGTAGCTAGTTGTTATGTTAATAATGGCACACCTGATAAAGCAATCGAAATACTTAAAAAAGGATTAAAGCTAGACCCAAAACACAAACAAATTGCTTGGAATATAGGATTAGCATATTTAGAAAAAGGTATGTGGACAGAGGGTTGGAAAGGCTATGATTATGGTTTAGAGTCAGGTCACAGGACAAGACGTAATTACCACAAGGATGTGGAGACTCCCCTATGGAAAGGGGAAAAAGGACATACTGTTGTTATTTATGGGGAACAGGGTATTGGCGATGAAACAATGTTTGCTTCTATCTTACCTGATGCAATAAAAGATGCAGATGTTATTTTTGATTGTCATCCTAGATTAGTTAATATATTTAGAAATTCATTTCCTGATATACCTGTTTTTGGTACTAGGAAAGAGAAAGAATTAGATTGGTGTAATAAAGAAAAGATTGATTCATGCTTACCTATTGGTTCTTTAGGTGGAATGTATCGAAAAAAGTTAAAGGATTTTCCAAAGAAACCTTATATAAAAGCAGATGATTTTCTTGTAAGTAAAATTAAAGAACGTCTTAACACAAAAAAACCTATTGTAGTAATACATTGGAAAGGTGGTACTGCTAAAACTAACAAGGATTTCAGATCAGTTGGTTTAAAACAATGGAAACCTATTCTTGAAAAAGATTGTGAATTTGTATCTTTACAATATACCGAAAATGCACCAGAAGTTGTTAAAATGGTTAACGAAGAATATGGTGTTAATATTCATCATTGGGAAGATGTTGTTGCTGACATGGATTGGCAAACAGCAGCACTTCAAGCTAGTGATTTAATAATTTCGGTTAATACATCTATTGTCCACATAAGTGGTGCTTTAGGTAAAGAGTGTTGGTGTCTAACGCCAACAAGATGTGCGTGGAGATATGGACTCAAGGACGAGCAAATGGCTTGGTATGGTTCAGTAAAACAATATCGAGAAACAAATGGGTGGACTCCCATCATTGAACAAGTTGCAAAAGACCTTGAGGAGAAGTTATGTTAATAACTGAAGAATATAGAGAACTTAATAAACAATTACACAAGGATGATGATACTTTTGGTGTTACATCAAGAAAGTATACAGATTCTATCCTTGATATGTGTAATTCTATTAATGAAGAAGATGTGCTTGATTATGGTTGTGGTAAAGCTGAACTTTCAAGGTTTCTTCCATTTAAAATACAAAACTATGATCCATGTATAGAGAAATATTCTAATAGACCAAGACCAGCTAATGTTTTAGTTTGTATTGATGTGTTAGAACATATTGAACCTGAATGTTTACTCGATGTTTTAGATGATATACATAGTTTATCAAAAAAAGTTGTTTTTTTAACTGTTTCAACAGAACCAGCTAGAAAAAAATTATCTGATGGAAGAAACGCTCATTTAATTGTTCAGGATTATTCATTGTGGTTACCTCAGTTATGGGAACATTTTATGATGGTTAATTACTCTAAAGGTCAATTTGGCTTTATTTTTGTAGGAGAACCAAAATGAAAGAACCTATAAAAGTATTCATTGGTTATGACCACGCAGAAGCTGTTGCTTATCACACTTTATGTCATTCAATAATGACTAAATCATCAGTACCAGTTTCTATCACTCCTATATGTTTGGATAATCTAAAAGATATATTTACAAGAAAAAGAGACAAAAAACAATCTAATGCGTTTTCTTTTTCAAGGTTTTTAGTTCCTTACCTTTGTGGTTATCAAGGTAAAGCAATCTTTATGGATTGTGATATGTTGTTAAGAACTGACATAGCTGAATTATTTGAACATTTTGAATTTTATTATGCTGTTCAAGTTGTTAAACACGACTATATACCAAAAAATGATAAAAAATATTTAGGTAATGAACAACACGTTTATGAAAAAAAGAATTGGTCATCAGTTATGTTATTTAACTGTAGCCATCATCATACAAGAAGATTAACTCCTGAATACGTTAATACAGCTTCTGGTCTTGAACTTCATCAGTTTAAATGGACTAAAGAAGAAAGGATTGGAGAGATTCCAAAAGAATGGAATTGGTTAGTCGGGGAATATGGAGTTAATCCCGATGCTAAGATAGTTCATTATACTATAGGCACACCATGTTTCTACGAATATGAAGATTGTGATTATTCGGAAGAATGGAAAGAACAATATCGTGATATGAACCATTGCGATCAATTATTCATGCCACAAGTAAGGGCTTCTGGTAAATGAGCAGAAGAAGACAAACTCTAAGAGAGAATCAGGAAAAATCACAAAAGAAAAAATACTATTCTTTTAAATCTGGAATGAAAGAATGTCCAGCCTGTGGGCTTAGAGTAAAGAGAGGATTACATATTCACATGAAATATTGTGATGAAATAAATAATATTTAACGAGGGTAAGATGGCAACATTAACAGTAACATTAACTGAATCTGTATCATTAAATGATAGAGAACAAGGTGCAACTAATTCATTTACTGTAGCTAATGTAGATGAAACTATGAAAAGGATTGTAACTTGTCCTGCAAGCGCAACAACTACAGTTGCGACATTTGCAGCAGCAACTAGCACATCAGTAGGGGCTATTGATGTAGATGATTGTAAATATATTCGTGTTACAAACTTGGATAGTACAAATGCTGTTGAATTAGCTGTTGTTGGTGCTGCAACTTTGTATCAGGTAACACTAGCAGCAGGACAATCTCATGTATTAGGTAGCCCTGATGCTTGTATGTTAGCCGAAGCTGATACTTCTCCTAGTTTTGGAACTATGGCTGATGTTGCTTCATTACAAGTTAATCCAGATAGTAATGCGGTAAGTGTTGAACTATTTATAGCGAGCGCATAATTATGAGCGACTATGGAAAAATAAAATCACGCATATCAAGAGAAATGAAACGCGGTGAACTTTCCGTAAGTTCCACCGCAGTTGCTCAATCTGTTATTGATGCTATTAATCACTTTGCAAAAAGAAGATTTTGGTTTAATACAGGATATGAAGAAGTAGTAACAACGCCTGATACTGCGACTATAGGTTCAGCCGTAACTGGAATTATAAAAATAGATTCAATGAAAGCTGCTATCGGTAACAGAGATTATCCTTTAAGTCCTATGACTTATAGAGAAATGGAAAGAATTGATTCAGGTCAATGGGCTGGTTATCCAGAATATTATGCTCATTACAATAATAACATTCGACTTTATCCTATTCCTAATGCAACTTACACAGTTAAAGTCTCATACATAAAAGAACTTACTGACGTAACTCTATCATCAGTTGCTACTTCAACTAATGAGTGGGTAGATGATTGCGAGTTAATGATTAGGAAAAGAGCAAAGGGCGAATTATTTGAAAACGAATTAAGAAATGTACAAGAAGCACAAATGATGTTTCAGTCTGCTGAACAAGAATATAAAGAACTTAAAAGACAAACAGATGGCAGACAATCTGGGCGTGTCAAGGCTACAACATTCTAATGGATTATTCTGCACTAAATTATAAGAAAGATAATAAAAAAAATACTAATAGCGCACTAGGCGATGTTGAATGGTTTAATAATAAAGAAAATTGGACGTTTAATTTAGAGCCTAACATTTCTGGTGCTACATACTCTAGTGGTCAAGATGTTCAATTACCCGATCAAACAGTAAGAATAACTGACGAGGGTTTTGGCGCAGGTGGTAATGTTGATTTTAATGTTGGGACACCAAGTGGTTATGGATTTGGTGGTGGAGTAGAGGGTCAATACAACAAAGGTGTTGTTAATTTTCCTAGTGAATTACAACAATATGGCGCACCAAATAATATAAATTACGGAGAGGGTTTAGATATAACTGGATATAACGCTAATGTAACTACACCATCAGGCGCAAGATTTAGTGGGTCTTATTACCCACAAGAGGGCAGAGATGCTTGGATGTTAAATTATAACACTCCTATTGACTTATCGAAGATATTAAGAAATGTACGTTAAAACTTTAGGTTTTGCACCAGACTTACCACCTGAAACAGCAGGGGTAATGACAGATTGCGATGGCTTTATTCCAACAGTAACAGGAATGGAAGCTGTTAGTAGTGGAGAAGATGCAAGTCTTGGTACTTTGTCTTCAACTGCTATTGGTTTGGCAACAATAAGAAAATTAGATGGCACAAGATTTACATTCGCAGGAACTACGACTGACTTATATCATGGTACGAGTACATGGAATAAGGTAACTAGGTCTAGTGGCGAGTATGCTGTCCCATCTAATCAATATTGGACATTTGCTCAATATGGTAATGTAACTCTTGCATCTAATGGCGCAGACCCAATACAAGTTATGAACTCTGGTGATACTGTGTTTTCTGACTTAACTGCTTCTGTTGTTGCTAAAATTGTTCTTGTCGTTAATGATTTTATATTTGCATTTAATACAAATGAAACAACTTATGGTGAGACTCAAGATAGATGGTGGTGTTCCGCTTTAGGAGA